CGTTTGCTCTGCGAGCAACGCTTGCAGATGCTCGATCTCTTTTGCCATGTCCGTTAGGCTGATTGCCATTTAAAAGTCTCCGTGAAAAGTTTCCGCGTCTCGAAACGCATCGCTGAACCGCTTACCGTCAAACTTCAAACTAAAACGCCCTACCTTGCCATTTCGTTGCTTTTCGAGTAGTACGGCCGCTTCTTGAGCATCTCGGCTTTCGCGATGCAACAGCATCACAATATCCGCGTCCTGTTCGATAGCACCTGAATCCCGCAGCATGTTGATACTAGGCTCCTCACCTTCTGCCGCTCGTCCGAGTTGACACAACACCAGCAACGCGACATTGAGTTGCTTGCTGACCCTCGCAAGTTCGCCGCTTATTTGCGTTACCCGCTCGTAAATCTTTTGATGTGGACTGCTACCGCGAATCAATCCAAGGTAGTCAACGATTACCAGCCTCACGCAACGCTTAGCTACTTCCGCCCTTAGCCGCGATTCGATTCGTGCCATCGAGATACCAGCCGCTTGCCACACGTAAAGCGGTAGTTGCTTGGCCTCACTACAAGCCTTGAGCATCCTCAAGCAATCCGCATCCGTGTAACTTGCATTCTGCATTTCGCTGATCCGCATGTCGGCATTCTTGACGAATTGCCGCTGGCCGATTTGCTGGTTACTCATCTCAAGCGAAACGAATAGCGTTTGATCGCCGTTCGCCGCCGCGTTTTGTGCAATATCCATCGCTAACGCAGACTTGCCTATCGACGGTCTAGCCGCAAGAATCGCATACGATCCAAGCGGTATCCCGCCACTTAGGGCAGTGTCAATTTCCCTAAATCCAGTTCGCACTACCGCCGCCGTTCGCCTGTTAGCTCGTGCGTCTTCGAGAGTCTCAAGGTAATCGCCCATCAAGTCACCAAGATGCTGAACATCTTCGCCGCCAATGCTCTTAGCCTTGAGCAATCGCTGTTGAGCGTTACTGACAACCGAATCGGGATCAAACGCCAACGATGAAGCCTCTGATACGCCCCATTCTAACGCCAACAACACCCGCCGCCGCTCCGCCCATTCTGCGACTTGCTCTGAGTGGTAAACGATGTGGCCGGGCACGGTCTTTGTTACCAAGTCAGCAAACCCAACATCCCCGCCGATCTTGTCAAATACGCCACGCTTGCGAAGTTCTGAAAGCATCACCGATTCGCGGTGAAACTCTACGCCATCCCTAGCCATTGCTTGAAACGCTTGCCATGCGTCCGCCATCGGTTGATGAATGAAGTCGGAAGCGTCTAATGCATCCGCTACCGCGTAGAAGTCGCCGGGTCTGAGGATGATGCCCGCAATCAACTGCTCTTCGATTGCTCGGCATGTCTCGAAGTGGCTTGGATGTAGTGGCATTATGCTGGCTCCCAGTTTTCGTCGATAACAGGCAGGGTGGATTTTTTAGGCTTGGGTGACGTGTAGCCACCTTGCCCTACGTTACTTGGTCGATACTCAGGCTTGATGCCTTGGTACTCGTTGCCAATTGCAAACTCAATTGCATATACCAAGTGAGATGGACTGTCATAACCTCTTAGGGACTTCGATACGTTCGCCCGGCTCTTGATCTTCTTGCCGATACTCGCCCTCATCGACTCGAAGTCGCTAAGGGCTTGTCTTACTTCTGGAGTATCAAAGCCGTCCGGTATGTCCCACTCACCTAGCGAAGTTGCTTTACCTGTCCCCTTAGGGGGTAGGGGGTTGTTAATACTCTTCTCTACTCTACTCTCCTCTATTCTAGGCGTTACTGTAACGTTACGCGTTACGTTACTTGTTACGTTACTTTCCGGCTCTGATTCAAGCCGCTTTTTCTCCCGGTATCGGGCTTGTCTCTCTGCGTTCTTGGACTTCTTTTTTCCGTCCGGCTCAACGTTGTATTCATCGAAAAACCTTGGGAAAGTTAATCCCTCGTCGGTCTCGATAACCCATCTAGCCGCTGCCATCGCTGATCCAAAACCGGGCATGTCGGCAATATCATCGAGTACCCAAAGTCCCACTCCAAAGCACTTAAGATCGTCATCAACTCGCACTCCGCGATGACGCATAACACCCCACACCGATAACAACGCTCCAACGCAAGCGTTACGCGTTACGTTACGCGTTACGGTCATGTTACGCTGTGTTTGCTGTGACACGTAACGCGACAATTCGCCCTTTTCGTCGCTCAGCATGTCCGCCATTAGGCAGACTTTCGGGTCTCGGTAAAGATCCGTTCGCATCTTGATCCAATCGCCTGCCATAGCAGTACCCTGTACTAAATCCCCCGGCCAGTGCTAAGGTGGCAGCCTTGCGAAGAATCGCTAGATGCACCGACCGGGGGTAGTTGTATTGTAGTGGCTGCCACACCATTTCGCTAAATTGTACTTTTCGACATTCCGTAGGCATATGCCTAGTCAGACTACTCGAAGGAAACTGTTATCTTTTTCGGCTTGAAAAGCAACGAACCAAAGAACGCTGCTATGTCGTCGCAGTTGCCGTGAACCACGTTGAGTTTAGCACCTTGATTCGGCTCAATGGTAGCCTTTCCGCTTTCGTCAATCGGAACTTCTTGCCACCACAACTTAGCCTCTCTGTCCCATCGAAATCCGTAAATCTTTAACCAGGGCGAAAGCCGAAAACCTTCACCACGAACGATACATACTTTTTCCATGTTCTCACCCTCTAGACCGATATCGGCCTGATCGTATTTGATAGATGTAGTCAATATTGCATCCCAACTCAGCCGCCCACGAAGGGGCTGTCCGGTCGCGTTGCTTGATACGCTCGACAATCTCCGGTGCAATCTTGCATCGAGGTGACTTGACGCCAAAGCCATCCTTGCCAAGAACGAATCTTGCGTGATCGACGTTTTCTTGATTTGTAACCCACTCAAGGTTCTCAACTCGGTTGTCGAGTTTGTTGCCGTTCTTGTGATTGATCTGCTTGTCATTTTCGTCGCCTAGAAACGCTTGGGCAATCAGTCGATGAACTAGAAATGACTTAGGCCGCTTGGGGCTTGATCCATCGTAAAGACTCACGGTCAAGTAGCCTTTGGAGTTCTTGCCGCCGGACAATATCTTGCCCGTTACCGCGTTTGCTATGTCGCCGTTGCTGTAGGCGATGTATCGCCCGTTGTAGATTTCTTTTTCCATTTACTCACTCGTCACGTTAAAGGATTGAAGAACGCCCCGCCCCTTTCGGGGCGAAGCGTGGAGGTTGTTGCGGTAGTTAAAGTCAGACACTCGGCACTTACCGCGCACCAGCCCGTTTGGCGGGATTCCTGCCCCATGAAAGCAGGCACCTTTGCCCAGGCGGGCCAACCTGTTAGTCGAAGAGGGTGGGAGCGTTTGCGATTGCTTCCGCTCGTCGCAAGTTCTTGACCGCTTCTGCGAAGTACGATTCCTTGAGTTCAACGCCGATGAACTTCCGCTTCATCTTGATCGCCTCAAATCCTTCGGAGCCAACGCCAAGAAACGGACTCAGCACTGTATCGCCCTCCTTACTCCACAGTTGCAAACAACGATGGATAACATCAAGTTGAAGCGGGCAGATATGCCGAGTGTCTTTGTCATCGCGTCCAGCCCTTCCGTTGAGCGTGTTGCTTTGGTCGATGTCCATCCACACTGGCGAAGCGTAACGCTGCCAAGTATCAATCGAGAAGTTGCCAGTTTTCTCAAAGTCAGTACCAACGAAGTGGTCGAACTCGCCCGCGATAGGATCTGCGTTCTTGCCCGGCTTGCGAAACGTGCATACGTAGTCAGGGATGCCTTGCCGACTCATCGCAGAATCTTTGCAAACTTGCTTGTGAAGCAAACCAAGGGCTTTCGTGCGTTGCATCGCTGTAACTGGATCCTTCCAGATGCAAACCTCTGAATGGTATATCCATCCGTTAGCCTGAAAGCATCGGATAATATCCCCGCGAAAGTCTCGCAGTCCGATGTAGCCGTTATGCTGAATCGTGCTTGGCATGTTCATGCAATGCACGCTGCACAATCGCCCGGTCTTGGTGACTCGGAACAACTCCTTCACCAAATACGAAAACTGCTCAAAGAATTGCTCATCGCTTTCGCAGTTTCCCATGTCGTTTACGATGTCACTGTAAACGTATAGCGATGCGAACGGTGGAGAAAATACGCTAAACCCGATTGACTCATCAGGCAACGCCGGAACTACCTCGCAGCAATCGCCGTTGTAGATCGCCCACCCGTTACCCTGTGACATTTCATTTGCTGGAATACTCATTGACTAAACCTCCAAAAAAGACGGAACCGAAAACTTCTCGCTCGCAACGTGCGAACGCTTACCTTCACGCAAACCAAACTCTTCTAGCGTTGACATTCGCATCGCGTCAGCCATACCGCACCGCATCGCTTCAAAGTCGCATTGCTTGCGAGCAATCGCGGAAGTGATCGCGGATTCGCTGTCGGCTATGACAATGTGAACATCAACCGGCTTAGTCTGGCCGTAACGCCAGCAACGCCTGACCGCTTGGTAATAGTCCTCAAACGAGTACGACAAACCAGCAAAGATCATCGTGTTGCAGTTCTGCCAGTTCATGCCCATGCCTGCTATAGATGGCTTACTGACCAATACGCGAAACTCATTCTTACCAAATCCGAGCAATCGAGACTCCTTGATTGCGTCTTTGTCCGACCCTCGAACCTCGACCGCATCCGGCATGAGTTTAGCAAGTGCGTCCGCTTCGTAGTTCGTATCGCACCAAATCAAGCATTGCCCGTCTACGCTAGCCGCAATCTCTGCCGCTTTTGCACAACGTGCATCGCATGTTTTCCGCTTCTCTTCGTGGATGTTGGTTGCGCTCAATCCAGCGATGTTAAACAGATAGCCGTTTTCATTAGATGCAATGTCAGACTCTACCGTATGGCGATGCGTGCGAAGTTCTGGAAGTGCGAACCCGTTATCTACTCCGCCAATGTCCGATGGCTTACCGATGCAAACCGCCCATTGCGCAACCCACTTCCAAAAGTCGCCATGTCCATGAGGCATAAGCACCCATTTTGACGTATCGCTCGAGTCGTGGAAGAAAAACCTATTGAGCATGTCAGAGGCTTCGCAGACGCCAAGGAACTCGGCATGGTTTCCAAGTTCCATCGTGTCGTTAGGCGATGGCGTAGCGGTGCAAGCCAACTTAAACCGCGTCCCTTCGTAGCGTGCTATTAACTCCGCCTTGGTCTTACCCGCAACGCTTTTAAGGATCGACGATTCGTCAAGTACGACTCCGCCGAACTCCACGCCATCGAAGCGATGTAGTTTTTCGTAGTTTACGAGATTGATGCCATCGATAACCGCATCGGACGAATCAACAACTTCGACTTGACATTGGATTGAGAACTTCTCCGACTCTCGTTTTGTCTGATGTCGCACGCCTACCGGGCAATGCACAACAATCGGCATTTGCGTCTGTCGATGAACAAGCCTAGCCCATTCGAGCTGCTGAAACGTCTTGCCGAGTCCGCAATCCTCAAATAACGCCGCACGCACTCGACGCATCGCCCACGATACAACCCGCTTCTGCCAGTCCATCAATCGCGGATTGAGATCGCCTTCGTCAACCTCGATCCCTAGCGACGGAAGCCGCTTGGTTTTCGACCGTATAAACTCTTCGTAATTCATGCTCTCTAACCTCCGTTGTGCCAACTCCCTCAGAGCAACCGTTGCTCCTTTGCTTGTCGGCCTGTAATAACTCAATCTCCCTCAGCAACTCAACGATCATGGCCGAGAGTGTACCGCTAGTCCCTGTCCAGCAATTCGCTGGCCCGAAGCGTCTAGCGTGCTGTTCGATCTCTACTAGCCGCTCACGGCTTATCGGCATTCGCAACCCTCCTCCACTCTGCAAGGCCATCCGCTGCGTCGAGATGCTTTTGGCCTTTGAACTCAATGTAGCTACGGATGTGCTCGAAGTCTTGATACCATCCGCCATCAATGCCGATTGCAAACTCATCGCTAGTCAGTGGCAAGCAATGCCCGTTAAGCTTGTGCTTGACGCCGTGCTTTTGCAGGATGCGATGGGCTGCGCTGGCTTCGTTGTTGGTCACTACACCACCTCAAAGCCTTTCTCGGTAATGCGGATCGTCTGACCGCCTGGCGTGCTGTAAACGCCATTGAGTCGCAACTCTCGGTGATCGTAATACACCACCTGCCGGATCGCGTGCCACTTGTCAGTTTTTTGATTCGCCAAGTCTACCCGATTGTCTCCAATGAGTAGCCAATCCTGCCATCCTCTTGACCAAAACGCATCACTCGCAAGCCGCTCTTCGTCTTTGCCGAGCAATCGCCAGCCGCTCGGGATCTTATGGCGGGATCGCGAACTGTCCGAAGATGTTGGAGAGTTGGTTTCAATGCGTCGGCGATACCAAGCGTCAACCCGCTGAAGTTTCGATTCGCTTGCATAAACCCAGTCATTAGTCCTGTGGTCGTACCACTCGTCTGCCGTCTGCTTGTCTTCCGGCGGAAACTTCTCCAGCAACCTGTACCCTTCACCTGGCTCGGGCTTGTTTACAAACCACGCTGGCGGGTCGTAGACTTGGCACTGTAGATATGTAGCTCCATCAAGGTCAATAAATCTCGGGGCTAGTTTGTGATACCGCCAATAGCCTCCAAGAAACTCACCGTCTCTCCATCCTTCACTTTCCTCATCCCGAAACCTCGCCTCAACCGTCTGCCCGTCCATCACTCGCATAACGTCTGCACCGTCTGCATCACGCCAAAACTGTTCAATCTTCTCACTCATTTCGTTAACCTCCCGACTCGTCTCCATTCTTCATTGACCGCAGGCGGCACGTTGCCCCCTGCTCGTCTAACTTCAAAATAAGCGGCCCTCGTTGCGTCAAACTCCGAGAGGCCCTCGACAATCATAATCGCAACCCGTTCTCGGAACTCCTCGGTTACGCTCTGCTCGCTGCGAGTTCGCACCGCAGGCACCGCTTCTTGGTTAACGGAATGTTGCATGTGCTACACCACCATTTTGCATACTGATACTCGCCTTCGTTGTTTAACCTTTGCCGCATTGGCCGGATGCCATCGCGTACTTTATTCAGTTGCTTCGCCCGATGCGGTGACATGCCTAGCATCTCTTCGTTCCTGTGCCTGTCTGCCAAGCGTTCAAGGCGAAGTATAACCCCTCGATCCTTGGCAATCTCGGCCATCTCTGAAACAACCTCAGAATAACTTGACCCCGCAGCGATTGCCCTAGAGCATGCGCTGCAATGCTTGTCACCGCTCTTGATGTAGGACGGACTTAGGATCTTTTCGCAGCATCTACACCGCATCGAGTCCCTCACCTTCCTCGACCTCAAATGAGATGCGGGTGAGTCCAAACGCATCGACACTAGCCGCCTTGCTAGGCTTGTCGAGCCATAGCGAATAATCACCATTTCGGTTAACCATAACCCACCTCTCGATCTTCATTCGCGGCTTGACTTCGATGAGGTCGGCGTTGCTTATGGAGTCTATCGCATCGGAGCCATCGCTTCTCCAGCAATGGATTACCCATCCGTCACTCCTGAGGATCGCTCCGTGAACTGGGTGAATGCCGCCGCAGTCAGTCGCGTAGATTCGCACCTCTCGACCGTCCCGCGTTTTGTACTGCTTGTTTTCGTCAATCATCTCTAAACCCTCGCCATCGGCATGATAACGCCAGTAACGTCACCGGATGTCAATACAACCGGATCGCCTGAATTTTTGTACTTGACCTCGACCATTTGCTCTTTGCCGAGACTTCGTAGGAAGTCGGAAAGATACGTGTGATCCACCGTCAATTTCGCTGGCGTGTCTGCTTCGCATCCCATCACAACGCTTGACGCTCCAACCTCAGCGGTCTTTGCAGTCGCGGTAAGTTCGCCGCTACTGATAACGAGATCGATACCGCGACTGTCTTGATCGTTGACAATTGCTGCTTGACGCACGACCGATAGGAACTTCTCCGCATCGCACCGAAGCGTAGATGCTCCATCGGTTGACGGAACTACCTTTCTCCAGTCGGGATAACGCCCTTCAACCAATCGCGTCTGTAGCGAGATATCACCGCATACAAACACCGCTGACGCATGGCTAATCATTACATCAACCCCGCATCCTTCCGCCGCTATGATGCGGCTAACGGCCTGTAGTGGGCGAATAGGCACAATACCGCTGACCGCTGCAACTTCACCTGCAATCTGACAGGATGAGACAGCAAGCCTACGCCCGTCAGTTGCAACGCATGTAAGCCGCTCCGAAATGTCGAATAGCACGCCGCCGAGTTGATAGCGTGTAGAGGTCAAGTCAGTCGCGTAGATCGTCTGCCGGATGGCATCAGCAAGGGCAACTCCCGGTACACCTGCCGCTCCTTCCGCCGCGTCGATCTTGACGCTCGGGAACTCGTCAGGATTCGGCATCGACAAGGTGAACCCGCCGGATTGCGTTGTGATCCGCAGTTGGTTGTCAACCTCGATGTCAACCGACTCGCCGCCGCAATCCTTGAGTATCGGTATTACCTTCGCGGGGAGTAACAGAGCCTTGCCTGGACTCAAAACATACTGAACCGCATCGGCAACATTGCAAACCACTGACAGTTCATTGTCAGTTGCTTGCATGTTCTTTGCACCCTCGCAAGTAAACTTGACGTATCTCAAAACCTCGATTTGTGGCTTGTTGCCGACGATTGACGCCGCGATTTCGAGCGACTTGAGAAACGGTAAACGCTGGACTGTGACCTTCATTTCTAACCTCCATAAGTTCGTAAACAACCGGCTTTGCTTGGCATCCTGCCACGCAAGCCAACAACAACAACAAACGCATCTTGCTACCCTCCAAAGGATCATTCTGGACTCGAACCAGATGCAAGCCAAGCGGTCTTCATTCGCTCTTTAATGCCTGCCGCCCATCGCAATGATCCAACCGACTATCGCCGAGCCTCAACAATTGGTATGTTCGCTTCGGTTGGGACGTAGATGATTTGTTCAACTTTGTCGGCTTTGATCGCTTCCGCGAACGCACCGATGAATTCTTGAGTTCGATACTCAGGAAACTCTTTCGACGCTTTGCCTACAATAGAAATAGCCTCGGCTCGAAGTTTAGCAGATTCGAGTTCCGCTTTGGCTTGCTCTATTTGAATCTTCCGTTCCTGCTCGGCTTGCATCAGAGACGCTCTCCCCTGCATTCCAGCCGCCCAGACGTTCCAAACTGGATACCCAAATAGACCAACCGGAATCGTTAAAAACACAAAAGCAATAAAGCCAACGACGATCTTTTTCTCAACATTATCCATAATCAAAACATCCCTCAAAAAGATTGAAACAAACAAACCAAAGGATCGGGCAGGATTTTCACCTGCTAGCGGCCTCCAGGATGCAATCGTTTACCCCTGATTCTATGCCGAGTCTCTACGTTTCCGCTTCTCTGGCGAATGCCGCTTGTCTCAAATCGTGGTTACGCCACGCCGCCGATCCTTGCAACACTTAGCAGTTGCCGCTTCTACTGCTTTCGCAGCTACTCAATCGATCCGCTCACCAATGCAAACTGCTTGCGAATCTTGACCGGATCGGTCGTATTGATAATCAACGTCTCGATCATCTCCACCGCATCGCTCTGATTCGTGCCGTTGCCAATCGCAAGGCCCACCGACGGCTTTGCAATCAGGTCATTTGCACCGTCAAGGATGCAGTTAGACAGCGAACCAGCCGAGCCACCGACCGCCGCAACGCAAGTCCTATTAGCCGCCGCTGTGGCCTTGCTAGTGATCTTGCTATTGCTGATCGCAAAGTCGCAAGCACTTAAAAACAATGCGTTGCTGTTTCGCGTTGTAGTCCAATCCAAGTAGGCCGCTTGGATCGATGGACGCGATGTAGCGGAAGCGTAGGTTTGCAGTGTACCGCAAACGCCAATAGCATCAGGCCCAACAATAACCGGATCGGATGCCGTACCGTTGATGATTAAAGCCCCGCAGACTTGCAAAGGCAAGCCAAGGTTGTTAACTCGAACATTTACGCCAGCCTCAAGGATGAGCGTACCACCGGCACGGATAACGACCTGCTGGCTCATCGTGTAGTTGCCCTTGGGCACCGTCACGACTTGCCCGGCCTCGACGAATCGAGCGGGAAACGGAGTCTGTGCCGAAGCAACCGAACCAACCAACGCCAACGCAACCGACAAAACAAAACGTAACATCTGAAAACCCTTCAAAAAACAAACAAACAAAACTGAAACTGATTAAACTACTCGAACTCTTTTCGCATCGCTTCGACAATACCGCCGACGCGTTTCACTGGAGTTGACTCAGCGTCGATGATGTCGCGGGCTTCGTCATCCGTTGCGATGCCTAACGACAACTCTGGAGCGTAGGCACGGACAAAAAACGATGCTGATCGATACCGCAACATTTGCTCCGGCATTGTCTTCCACTTCGAGCCGGACTTGTCAAACCAGCCCTCCGCTTTCGCCATCGCAATTGTAATCTCAGTTGACTCCAAGATTTCGCCGGTTGTACCACATACCGCCGAGCAAACGCAACCGTAATCGTCTTTGCCCTTCGTGCCTGTGAAGCGATAACGCAACGGACTGAACTTACCGCTAGCGTTAGCAGTCGCAATCAGGAATTGACTTGACCACGCTGGACGGCCATGCACGATGTACAGATTCTGCATCACCATCAAGGGATCTGCTCCAAGCCTGTTTGCCATGTTCAACGCAACCAAGCAGTTTGGAAGATTGTTTTGGTAATCCTTCGGGATCAGCGTTGACTTGCTCAATGCCGTTGCAACCCGCTGAGCAAGTGCGAAACCGTCTGAATCGCCTAGCCCCGCCTCTACAACCTTGACCGCTTCAACCGGCTTTACTTCTGTTGTGATATCCGAACTCATTATCGCCTCCTAGTTGGTAAACACAATTCAACTTCACCGACTTGCCACTCTGCAAGCCAATCGTTTTCTTCGACTCGTCGGCGGTACTCTGCTATTAGTGCATGATACTCGTCACGCCCTCGCTCTAAGTCCTCTTCGCTCAACTTGTAAACCGCGACTTCGTACGGCTCATGTTTCGACACAACGCCAAACAAAAACCGAAACGGCTTTGAGTACATCGCCTCTAAGGTATCAAGGTAGATCGCTGCTTGACGATGATACCCGTAATCCAACGCCGACCACTGCCATTTCGATGGGCTAGCGTCTTGCGTTGTCTTCAGGTCGAGGATTACCGACTCGCCGACAATCACGCAATCGGGCTTGCACTTAAGACTGGTCGTCCATCCGTCATCGTGACGCCAAGTCATCGAGTACGGTCGTTCAAAGTCGCAATCGTGGTGCATTAAGTCGGCGATTGTAGCGTGCGATTGAAACGCGTTAGCAATCTTCTTGACCTCGTCGAACTCGTCTCGCATGATCCACTTCGAGGACGGGTTAATCGTCGTTAACCACTCTTCAAACGCTTTTGTATCGCGTCCGTACGACTTGCCGGTCTTTGGGTTAATCGGCCCTTCGTGTACGTCATACTCTTGATGGAATCGCTCCGGCTCAAGTGCGAGCATGTGAACCGCTGAACCTAACGCCATCGCTTCGGTTTCTTCGCCCTTCATCGTCTTTATGACGTATTGAGCGTGGAAACTTTGCGGACTCTTCGCAAGCACTGACAGCGAACTGTTGCTCAATGCGTCAATTTCGTAATAGTTCACTTCGCACCGTCGCTTTCTGCGAGTTGCTTGAGCAACTCGTCTGATATTGCCAACGCCGCATTCACCAATCCGCAAATTGGCAAGGAACTACTTTCAGCGTGCGGAAGCAACCCCTGCAACGCCATTCCAGCGAACCATTCACGCTTTGTAAGCCCAAGATCCCACTCATTCGGAAAGGCAGACTCCCGCCCGTTTTTATCTTCCTTCATTTTTACTCACCTCCCATTAAAAACCAAAGAACCACACCGACCACGCTTAGCACCGTGCCAAGCTCGCAAAGGTCAGATAGCATCAAGTTCATCGTCGTCGAAATCCTTTTCTTCCTGCGTTCGCAAGTCTGCGTGCATCGGCAAGCACTTACGATCCCTCATTCCTTTACTCCACGACCTGCGAATCTCTTTCGATTCTTCCAGGTAACCTTCTTTTGCAAGTTGCTTCAAAACGGCGAACTTGCAATTGTTGCAATACTTCTCGTCGCGGATTCTTGGCTTAACTCCGCATCTGTCGCAAAGTTTTTCAGCCATGTTCTACTCGCAATCCTTTGCACCGGATGCCTCTTCCATTGCAACTACTGGAACCATTCCGTTGCCGGGCTTGAGTCTGATGCTTACGCGATTAGACTCGTGGTCATACTCAAGCACTTGCAAAATAAAAGCTCTGCCATGTTGCATCAAAAGGTCGTCGAATGCTTGTTTCCCGACGCCCTCAACAACCGCATCGACCGGAAAAATTCCAATCTGTCGAGTCTGAAAATACTTTCTGTCCATGTTCTACTCGCAATCATCGCAATGCGTTACACCAGCAAACAGAATCGCCGCGACGCCCGCAGCGAAAACTAAACCGAGACAACCGGCAACTAGGGCAATTAAGGCCATTATTTTAGCTCTCCTTTCGCCTTGAGAACATCCCGCCTCCTAAGTGCAAACATCGCCCAAGCCGCATGAGTTCGCTGGGATGCTCTGTTCTTATCAAACCACCTAGCCGCCTCTTCGCTGTTAAAGCCTTGCAGTAGTAACGCATCGCAAGCCTCAGTTTCTCGCTCGTCGTACGGCATCCCGTCGCGGCTGTACTTGGTTGCCTGAGTCGCGGCAGGTCGCTCTGTAGCCGCCACCTTGGGGGCTGATGATGTCTTGCATGAAGTCCCTCCCATCCAGTGATTTATAATCATCACCTGCTGCTCGTACGGCAACTTCAAAATAGCCTCTTGCACTTCAAGTATGTTCACAATCACACCTCCAAAAACTTAATTTGAAAAACAGAAAAACCATTCTCGAAAAAACCTGCGTACTTGATCTCGACGAAACTACACCTTTCAGAGTCAGTCAATTCCATCGGCAAGTCATCTTCAATCGTTACCGTCGATTTCGTCTTAGGTCGATGAAACTTCAGCTCCACCGGCTGATATAGCATCATCGTTCACCTCGCCGAATGCGTTCGCCAAGTTGCTTGTCCAGTTCGCCAGGCTTCATCCTGCGAAGCTTTTCGATGTACGCAATCAAAGCCTTGCCAACAAACTCCGACTTAGTCAATCCCCATAGCGATGACTCAACCCTGACCTCCTCGACTAGGTTAACGGGCTGTGTCGTGTCCAGTCGTGCTGATTTACTCACCCGTCACCTCCACGCCACGCCGAATGGGGTGCCGTCATCAAAAGTGAAGCATTGAAACGCATCTCTATAGGTCATCCACCCTTCCCAGATGCAAACCGAATCCTCGTTGCATCCGTCAATCTTTCGCGTTCCACCAATATCTCCAGGGTTGAGATCGCACCCGCAGTTATTGTCTTCGCTGACAATTTTCACCCACCGATCCCGATGCGGCTTGAACTCTTCAGCATTCGCAAACGGTCGGTACTTTTTAGGCACCTCGATTTTGCGGATGATTGGGAAGTCGCAATCGCTCACGCGTTTAGATTCCCACTGATCCGCCTTTCCCTTGAATAGATACCATTCACCCTCAGCGACAAAATCAATCCTCACCAACTCCCACCCATCCGGCACGCCGGGAATACCTTGAAAACCTTGGTTACTCATCCTTATCGCCTCTCTTAATAAAATCCAAAAACTTGTGCAACTCATGCGACGCCCTGCTAAGCGTCAGCGACAACTCGATCATCTTGCCTAAGTGGGCGTGTCCAACGTGATCGCCTTTTGCGGTATCTGGCATCAGGTCTAGTTGCTGAGCGATTGCGTCAAGCAACATCGATGCTGTATTGATCTGTGCGTTGTAATGGTCGTGGATGCCGCTCACTTGCTACCCCCTAAGAACTCGATGAGTTCGATTAACTTGCTGTTCACTTCGTTAACGGTGCCCACGTCCGCCCAGTTGATTTCACGCACGTCGTTATCTGGTGGAAGCATGTCCGAAAGTAACTCGCTTACCTTCTCCATCAAATCCCGTGCGACTAAATGCGAGTGTTCGTAAGCCGAATTCGCGTTGATGTACTGATGAATGCCCATCTCTCAACCCTCCCAAAAAAACTAAAAACTAAAAAATACCGCCGTAGCGGTTTCGCCGTTCCCGGCTCGTCAGTTGGTT